TGGATTTGTGGCGTTTATTGTGCCAATCGCTTGGATGGTTTTTCCCAGACCCATTTCATCCGCAATCAAGCAGCTTTTTCTCTTCAAAGCATAAGCAATACCGGCTTTTTGAAACGGTAGATAAGCTAAGCCGTCTGGCGCAGGTATTTCCATGTCTGAGCTAGTGGCCACTGACTGCTCAATTGCCGCGTTGTCGTCCACAAATTGGCCGACCAGCCAAGCATCATCAATCTTGATGACTGTATAACCAGCTTTTTTGATGGCTGTTTTTTTGACCTTCCAGAGCGCCCAAAAATCAGGCGTAGGCTTGGCGGTTTTAAGCAGCCGGCCGTCCGACTGCTTTTCACCTTTTGACCAATTTAGCTGTAAATCCACTCGCGTCTCCTTATCTGCACAACATATCGTACATTTCTTGAGTCTCAAACCTGTCGTGAACCCTCATAAGTTCTGGCACCGCGTACCCTTTGATGCCTTTTTCTTTGGCAAGCTTTTCTCTAACCAAGGTATCGATCTCAGCGTAGACGCCGTTGGCCATTGGACCAATCATGCCTTCAGGTTGGTCAACAGGCTCTAGGTGATAACCAAATTGATCTCTCCACACGAACCTGTAAAGCGGGGCCTCTGGCGTTGCTTTTTGTGTGACGTAACCTTTAGGGATTTCAACATCTAAAGTGATTTCTTTTTTACCTTCCAAAAGGTCTTTGCTGCCAAACTTGCTAGTTCTTAAATATGCTCTGTTAAATGCCATTTCTTTCTCCCGTTTATTTAACTGACAAGTCCATTATATATATCGTGTCGTTAATTGCAAGTTTTTATACATATATATTTTAATTAATTTTAGGCATAAAAAAAGGGGCCCGAAGGCCCCTTTATTTTCGTAGATACCTTCCCAATCAGTACAACCGATTTACTGGGAAGTTAGTACCTACTATCGCTAAGCTCCTTGTGAGCCGTAGATCCCTCTCCAGTCACTCCACCCAAAAGAATACCGCTCTCTTGCTTTGTACCGGATGTTACCGGTCGTGAAGTCAGGCTCCATTGACGTTTCCATCGCGCTGCGTTGGAACATCTTGAGGCCCTCGCCACCCGATGTTACAGACGTAAGCAGAAAGAAAGCGTCTGGGTCTGTCAGATAATGATTGACTGTGTAACCGCCAGCAAGAACACCAGTGCTCTTGATTGCGTTCAGGTCATTATCGGCAGAACCTGGGCGTCCTTGTGAGTTTAAGATCCTGTCAGCCACAAAAACCAGTTCGCTAGGAACTACAAGTTTTTCTGCCTGAACAGAGATAGTCAACCCTCGGTCGTCAGTAAAGCCACCTATATCGATTAACGCATCTTCAAGGCTCGTCTCGTTGAGATCTGCCATTGATGTAGCTCTGTTCGCCGCTGTGCCACCGCCCGCTAGAACGTGCGCAGTATTAATCAGAGATACACCATCACCGCCTGTATAAGACGAAGAAAATGCGTTATTCAAAACGTCGGCACCCTTAACTTCTTTGGTGTTAGCCATCGATTTCGCCAGTGCTTTCGTATATCGTTTGCCCAAGGAATCGTATAAATTATCCTCGACCGCTTCTTCCGTCAGTGCAAAAGCGAGTGCGATTGTTTCGTGCGTGTAGCGTGCCGTATAGCTTTCAGTGGCATTATCGAAATCAACCGAACCACCTTCTGTTTTAGTCGGCGCTCCACCGAAACCAGTAATCAACACTTCTTCTTCAAAGGCTCGCTGGGAGTCTTCTGTCGCAAAAATCTCAGCGTACTCCTGAGTGTACTCATCGTACGACATTCCGAACAAGCTGTTGAGGCCCGGCTCTAGCTCTTTAGCTAATTGTGCTCTTGAAATAGCCATTGGTTATCTCCTTTATGCTAGACCGGCAGACTTAACACCGAATATTGAGTTTTGAATAACACAATATACGTTGGTGTTAGCTGAGCCGACATCTTGGTTATTGGGATCCTGAGAAATGTCAATCACTTTCAGGGGTAAGGTCGCGGTGGTTGCTCCGGTAGAAGTGTCCACCTCGTCTCCAGAAATACCAGTTTTGGTACTGCCGGCGTTGGTTTTGATAACGTCAAAGTTACCGAGTAAATCCGCAATCGGGAAAGCTTCATCAGACTGAATTTCGTAAACCACATCAGGGTTATCAATGATGTTAGCTATGATGTCTGAAGCTGCCGTACTTGCCGGATAATAGTTTTTAAAGACCTGTTCGCCCGATGTTGGGTCCGTATAGGAACAGCCGTTGAATACTCCAACTAAAGGTACGGTTCCGGCAACAGCGTGTATTTCTACACCACCGCCGGTTACCTGCATAACCAAGTCGCCTTGGAAAATACTCGTACCATATGAGGAAGCAATTCTATAACGTGACTGCCCGCCATTATACGGGGCCCCACCAATCATTTTCACAGGTTTTAGTCCAAAACTAGCGTCTTTATTCGCCATTTTGTAATCTCCTATAGATTATTGGTTAAGTGCATGTGCACATAGTTATTTTTTGCCAAAGGAAACTTGCGTATCGCGCTGCGGGTCATACTTAACATATGAGCTATCTTTTCTGCTTTGATTAAAAACACTGTTATCCAAAGCTGATACAGCGTCGTGCGATTTACCTTGGTAATACTCACGTCGCTCCTCAATAGTCTCGTTAGGTATTTTTGCAAGCAAGAGCCCTTCATTGTAAACGATTCCAGCGTGTCGGCTATGATCATCCGCTGTCGGTAATTCCCAATCGCTAGGAAGATCAGTGCCTCTTACGAGTTCCCAACCTTCTCTCAAACGTCTACTGACGTTAGCGCGATCTTCTTGTCCCAACATCGACTCCCTTATCCAGCGATATGTAAATCCTGGTGGAGCCGGCGGAGTTTCTAGCTTCCTAACCGGTCGCCATGGTTTTCTACGAGTAATTTTATCGTGCGTCTCGGAATCACGAGAATTTCGGTTTGCCGCTTTCTTTTCATTAGTCATTACATTGCCTCCCTAGAAGCTATTCGTTGTTTTTCAACTGCAACCCGCTTCAGCCAAGCATCTTCGCTCATGTTGTGCGGCTTCAAGCCTCTAAGGCGCTCTACTTCTGACTTCGAGAATATTACGCCACTTTTCTTTCCTTGTGTTTTTTGACGACCACTGCCTACAGTGGCGGAAGCAACTCTTTGCACAGAGGGTTTAGCTTCGCTTTGCGCGTCCTTCTTATCTACATCTGCATCTACACTTGCATTTTGCAGGTGCGGGTAAACTTTGTAAACACGATTGTTCAATTCTTCGTAATAATCGTCACTGTCTGGCTCATGCCCTTCGTTAATCAGATTATAGTGCTGGAAATAAGCAAACTGGGTGGCCTGTAAGTTTTCCTGGTCGTTCGCATCGCCATACCATTTATTTTTTTCATACCAGCTCATGGCTTCTGCCGTTGGCTCTGGTGCCGGCTGCTGCTGCTGAGCGCCTTGTTGCTGCTGAGCGCCTTGCTGCTGCTGCTGCATTGCCTGATTATATTGAGCTTGTTCGGTATCCTGCCTGTTCTTTGCTAGCCGAATTTTTTCCTTCTGGATGCTTAGATCGCTTTTCAAGGTGTCAGCCTTGGACATCAGATCAGCGTCACCAGACTCTACTGCCTTCTTGTAAAGGTCGTCAGCTTGGGCTTCTTTCGCAGACATTACCTCTTCTTCTTTTAAAAGGACAGTTCCTGCTTGCGCTTGAGAATGGTTGCGCAAAGCCTGTATTTCGGCTTCTCGCTGGTAGGCGACTTGCTCAGCTATTTGCGCCCGTTCTTCGGCTGCCCGCGTTTTCGCGTTTAACTTATTGATTCGCTTGGAAACTGACTTGGTATACGTCTCCAGCTCTTCGTCCTGAGTAAGCTTGTTCTCTAAAACAGCATCCTCTTCGACGCTTATTTCGATTTCTTGCTCTTCGGCTTGATTTGCATTTTCTATCATAATAATTACACGCTCAATATGTCGTCAGGGGAAAGAATCGTTGCTATCACTTCGTCGTCGTTGATGATTCGGCATTCTGCGCCATCTTCTAACTTAAATCTGGCGCCCGAATAACGGCCTATCAAAACCCATTGTTTTTCTTCACACCACTTCTTCTCTCCATATTTGGTTTTATCGCTATAACAAAGCGGACCTTGTTTTACGACAAAAGCAACGACAGAAGCCAAAGCTTCTTTATCGACAGTCTCTTTAGTGAAGGCTATGCCGCCCTTTGATTGAAGTTTTCCCGCGTAAGGTAAAACCAGCATGCGCCAGCCAGTAGGCTGTGGCATTCGGTCTAAAACGCTTTGCTCTAAAATAGTGGGATCTAAAACCCGATCATCCGCCTCAACATACGCACTGGTTACATTTTCAAGTTTTGCCATATCAATTATTTTTATTGCGCTCTCTAAGCTCCGTGTCGATGTAGTATAGTGCACTCAGCTCGCCATGTAAAAACTTATAATGTTCCATACTTTTTAGTGCGCCGGACATAAGTGTATCTGAGATCTGATCTTCCCGTTCTTTGATCAGTTTTTTCACTACATCGTAATAATTGAAATCGTCCATGCCTCAATTCCTGACTTTGAACTTGAGTCCCTTGGTCGCGGCTCCCTTTCCCTTCATATTAACAATTGAGGTAACGCCATTATTGTTGCCGACAGCATTTGGGTTTGGTTTCTCGAACGACTTGTTGTTGGGCACCTTTTTGATAGCCATATTGTCTTCTCCTATTTTTTACGCTTTTGACCGGACCCCGGTCTTTGGCTTGGTTGTTGCCATTTTTGGCTTTTCCACTGCCACTTTCTTAGCCACTGCCACTTTCTTAGCCACTGCCACTGGCTTGGGTTCAACTGGTGGCAGCTCTTGAGCTGGTGCCGGTATTGAGCCTCCACTTTTTAAAGCCTCAATGCTCGCCATTTTTTTAACAATTCTTGCTATGCTCGCCTCGCGGGCTTTAGCTTCAGCTTCAGCTTTGGCGAAGGCTGCGTCCTCTTCAGCCTTACGGTCTAATTTTTTTTGCGCCCGCAGCGCTGCGACTTCTTCTACTCGTGTACTGTTCATTTTATCTCCTCAAAACTTAACTTCTCATTTTTTGCTCTAATTCCAGTAATTTTAAATCGGCCTGTTGCTTCAACCGTTGAATCGACATGTCCAGCTTATCATCAGCAACATCTTTTTGTACATTAATGCGTT